GAAAATCCTGTTTCGGTGGTGCGTCCGACAGAAACGGAGCCTGGCATTATTGCGTTTCATGGTTCCGGCGCTGATTTTGATGAGTTCCGGCTAGAGATGATTGGCACTGGCGAAGGCGCACAGGCGTATGGCTATGGGCTGTATTTCACTGACAGTGAGGACATAGCCAAGTTCTATCGGAACAGTGTAGGCGGCGCTAATGTTCTTAAAACAGCGCAAAACATAAAAATTGAAGCCCCAAGCGGGGGAACAGAAACTGCTGCCAACTTTACTGGCTTCCGCAACAAGTTTGCTGAATTTTATGGAGAAGATGCGGCCCTTTTTGCAGACCGTTATTTAGGTCAATTCACCATAGACCCTGATGCGCCCCAAGATGTTCTGATTGAAAGAGCAAAGGTCTTGATGGCGAATGTCAAAGAATCTGACAGGATTCCAGAGAACGCGGAAGAAATAGTTTCCAAGATTACGCTCCCAGAGCGCGGCAAAGTCTACAAGGTCGGGCTGTCTCCCAAGCCTGACGATCTTTTGGACTACGACGAATTTTTTGGAGATCAAAATCCCGCTATCAAAAAGAAATTGCGCGATCTTGTTGAAAACGAGCTGACTGAAGCAGACGCCGTAAATTTAGGCTATGAAGATTTGAGCCTAGACAGGGCAAAAGAGTTTATGTTGGCCGACGATACGAAAGTGGACACTTTTCTCGGCAACTGGGCTGCAATACGCGGCAAAGACAATGCCGGTGAAGAGTTACTAAACAAGTACGGCATCCCCGGCCTAAAATACCGCGCATCAGGCTCTAGGGGCGCTGGCGTTACTGATGAAGCCGCAGAGCGCAACTATGTCATCTTTGATGATAAGGCTGTCAAAATTCTTGAGAAATACGGCATTGCTGGGCCTGTCCTTGTCACTGGCGCTGTTGTAGGCGCATCCAAGGCTGGCAATGACAATGAGGACGGCGGGTCGATCTTACCAGATGCAGGCGTGCTGTAGTGGCCCAGAAAACAATCAAGCTGGACTACACGCCGCAACCAAAGCAGGCGTTGCTGCATAAGTGTCGTGCCAAGCAGATATTGTTCGGCGGTGCTGCTGGCGGCGGCAAGTCGCATAGTGGCCGCTGGGATGTCATCGGCTTTTGCTTGGAGAACCCTGGCTTGCAGGCGTTCATCTTCAGGCGGTCACTGCCTGAACTTGATAGCAACCACATACAGCCGTTGAAGAAGGAAATGCCGTCAGAACTTGGCACCTTCAATGAAACGCGCAAACGCTACGAGTTTTATAACGGTAGCACGATCCAGTTTCAGTATCTGGAGCGCGATAGTGATTGTGATCGTATCCAAGGGACAGAGATACATATAGCGCTGGTTGATGAGGCGGGGCAGATGACCCCGTATCAGTTGGGCTACATTAAAAGCCGGATGCGATTGGGCAACTTTCAGGCCAAGCAGGCAGAATTCTTGCCGCGCTTGGTGATGACGGCCAACCCTGGCGGTCAGAGCCATAATTTCTTAAAGGCCCTATATATCGATCCTGCACCGGCTGAAAGTTATTTTTACGATCACACCATGCGTGATCCCAACAACCCGTCCGACAAGGGCTGGTTGACGATGTACATACCGGCCAAGATGGCTGACAACAAATATATCGACCCGTCATATGCCTCTAGTTTTAGCGCCTTGCCTGAAGAGTTGGGACGCGCGTTGCGTGAAGGCGACTGGGATTTGGTCGTTGGCAGCTTCTTTGGCGATGTCTGGAAACGCGATCTGCATGTGATCAGGCCGTTTGATATTCCTGAACACTGGACACGGTTCAGGTCATTTGACTGGGGCAGCGCATCACCTTTTTCAGTGGGGTGGTGGGCTGTCGCAGACGATCACGATGAGTTCCCTGATGGCGCATTGGTTCGCTACCGTGAATGGTATGGGTCATCAGGGCGTCCAAATGTCGGGCTCAGAATGACCGCAGAAGAGGTCGGGGCCGGCATTCGCAGCCGTGAGCGCCATGAACGCATTGATTTTAGCGTGGGCGATCCAAGCATTTGGAAATTTGATGGTGGGCCGTCGATTGGTGAGCGTCTTAGCAAAATGGGCGTCAAGTTCCGGCGTGCTGACAACAGCCGGGTCAATGGCTGGGATCAGGTGCGCCAGCGTCTGATAGGCGATGATGGTATCCCAATGCTTTATGTATTTAGCGACTGCGTGGACACCATCAGAACGCTACCGGTCCTTACACACGACAAGCACCGGCTGGAAGATATTGACACGACGCAGGAAGACCACGCGGCTGACGAAATCCGTTATGCCTGCATGGCGCGTCCGTGGCAGCGCAGAGCGCCGGAAATAGATGAAGACCCGTGGCGTCCACCCACCATCGACGAAATGATGGCAGGGCTGGAACACGCGACCAAGCCGCAAGGCTGGAGATTGTAAATGGCTGAATCCTATACATATGACCGTGAGCCTACCGAAAAGGCTGATCGTGCGGCGTATTGGAATGATCAGATCAGGCGTGCGCGTAAGTTTGAAGAAACATGGCATGACCGTTGTTTCGACATTATAGACCGCTACAGGGATGACACGCCGGAGCGCACCACACGCGAAACGCGGATGAATATATTCTATTCAAACGTGGATACACTGAAGTCGAGCCTGTATTTCAAGACGCCAAAGCCGCGTGTTACACGCCGGTTCAAAGACCAAGACCCCATCGGGCGCATCATATCGACTGTTCTGCAACGCGGTTTGCAGTATCAGCTTGATGTCTACAACTTTGATGCTGCCGTTAGGCGCGTGGTTGAGGACATGCTGATTGTCGGGCGCGGCGTCATGCGGATGGTCTATGAGCCCCTGCTGGTTGAGCGTATGCCCGTTCAGGTCAACAATGTCATGGGCATTGGCGAGGTGGCACCAGGGCAGATGGGCGATGTGCCGATCGGCCAGTCATTTGTTGATGGTGACGGCAACCCGGTAGACCAGAATCTGGTCAAAATGGATGCAATGGGCGCTTTCATGGAAGGTGACCCGATTGAATATATCGGTGAGCAGTCAATCCGGTGCGAATATGTGCATTGGGCTGATTTCACCATGTCACCAGCCAGATCATGGGAAAATGTGCATTGGATTGCCTTCCGGCACCTGATGACACGCCAGGAACTGGTTGATTACTACGGGGCCAAGGGTGAGCAGATTGCGCTCACATATCATGGGGATACAAACAGCGGCTATGATGGAAATCAAATGCCGTCTATGGCTGAAGTCTATGAAATCTGGGACAAGCGCAGCCTGAAACAGATATTCATAGCAACTGACTTTGATGACATTCTGGAAGAATTTGAAGACCCGTACAATCTGGAAGGCTTCTGGCCTATGCCAGAGCCGCTATATGCCATCAGCACGACAGACACCACGCTGCCTGTGCCTGAAATCCTGACATACGAAGACCAGCTATTTGAACTTGATTTGATCACACAGCGGATTGCCAGCCTGACAGAAGCCTTGAAGCGACGCGGTGTCTATGATGCGTCTTTTCAGGAACTGCAACGCCTTGCAGATGCAGAAGATAACGCTTTCATACCAGTAGACAACATGGCGATGTTGCAGGCCGGCGGTGGTCTGGCCAACGTCATGCAAGAGGCACCGCTGGACAATCTAATCAAGGCGCTGGCGCAGCTTTATCAATCGCGCCAGATCGTGGTGCAGACGATCTATGAGATCACCGGCATCAGCGACATCATGCGCGGCACCACGGCCAGCCGTGAGACAGCCACAGCCCAGCGCATCAAGGGCCAGTTCGGGGCCATGCGCCTTGTAAACCGGCAGCGGCGGGTGGAGCAGTTCCTAGACCAGATCATGGAACTGAAAGCCGAATTGATGGTTGAAAACCTTGAGCCGTCACTGCTCTCGCGCATCACCGGCATTGAGATTGCGCCAGAGGTGGTCGCAGTCATGCGTGATGAGCGCCTGCGCTCTTACCGTATCTCTGTCGATACTGAAGAATCCAGCGCGGTGGACAGCGCATCAGAGCAGCGCAGCCGCACAGAATTCCTGACGGCCACAGTGCAGTTTCTGCAAGCCATCGGGCCAATGGTATCCAGCGGCGCAATCGGCTTTGACCAGGCAAAGCAAATGCTGCTGTTTGCAGCACGAGCCTTCCCTGGCGCACGCGATCTTGAGGAAAGCTTAGAAAGCATCCAAGCGCCGCAGGCAGGCCCAAGCCCGACAGACAAGCTGGTAGAGGTCGAGGCCGCAAAGGTTCAGGCGCAGACACAGCAGGCGGCAGCAGATGCACAAGTGAAGGTTGCACGCCTGCAACTTGATCAGCAGAAGGCGGCACAAGACGCAGCATTCAAGCAGCAAAAGCTGGAGATTGATGCTGCCAAAGTGGTGACAAACGGATGAAGAACACTGAAGCAGTCGGCAAGATGACCTTTTTAATGGGTCAGAGTGAGGCGCACTGCAACTGGACTGTGGACGACATTCACCGCCTGATCCTGCCGCCGGTTGCTTTGCAGCAGTTCCGCATCTGGGAGGTCGAAAGCCACCCTGTCGGTTTTGTCACTTGGGCGATGCTTAATGAAGAAGCACAGCAGGGCTATTGGGACGGCACAAGGTTGTTGCAGCCGGATGATTGGCAGGCTGGTGAAAACCTGTGGCTCATTGATTTTGTCGCGCCCTATGGCGGCGTGAGGCAAATGGTCAGGGAAGGACGCAAACATCTGCGTTCTGTCCTTGGTGAAGGCGTACTTGGACGCGCAAACCGTATTAGCAGGGGCAAGGGATGGTTCGCAGTTACTTAATCGAAAACCGCATCTGCTATCAGGGCGATGGCGGCAGTAGCGGGGGTGACAGCATTGGCAGTGATGCCGTTGACCGTTCAAACCCAGCAGAAATGCGTGCGCGTGAGCAGCGTTTTGAAAACCTTGTAATTGAGCGCGAAAACGAGATGCGGCGTGGCAGCGGCGGCGATCAAATTCAGGCAGGCACTGACGAGGCGCGTGATTTTTTTGCAAGCGAGTTTAGTCAAGCGTTACAAAATCCAGATTCAGTTGCTTCAGATATAGCCCGTCAAGAACGTGCAGCCGCAGAACGGCAGGCCGCAAATATCCGCAGCGGTGGCGGCACCAATCTGCCGCAAGCGTTCACAAGCGCTGCCGCTTACCAAGACCTGACAGACCGCACACAGCGCCCAATGCCAACTATGGGCGTTGGTGACGTAGAAGTGCCAAACCCGTTAGCAGCGGCGCTGACCGGCATCGGCAACGCCAACATGGCCAACGTCAAAAGCAAAATAGACGCTGGCGGCACACCAATATTTAATGATGGTCAGATTGTCGGTGTGACATCACCGGGGATGTTCGGCGGCACGGTGTATTCTGGTCGGCCAGAGTTCAACCCGTTTGCCATGCCAATGAACGATGATGATGACCAGCAACCAATGCAGGCGATGGCACCGCAGCAAGAAGCAGCGCCGGTTGACCCAGGCACGACCACGCCAGAACAGATTGACGATCTGGCAATCAACTATCTGCGTAATCCCTTCTACCTTTACAGCGGCGCAAACAACCTGTTTCAGCCATATGGCTATGCAGGCGGCACTCTTGTTGATTTGCTGCAAACGCGCGGCATGACCATGCCTGACCAAGCCGCACCAAATCTCAACCTGTTTGGCAACCCAACGGATTTCACATGATGCAAGTTGATATGGAAGCGGCTGACAAGGCGTACCAAGCCCTGTCAGAGCAAGAGAAAGAAATCATCCGTGAGGCGCTTGATAGCCCCTTGGCTGGCGTTCTTTCCAAGTTATTCCCTGAAATCATGCAGGCGATCGGCAGCTTCAATAAGCCCCGCCGCAAGATGGATGCTGAGATGCGCCAGATGGCGGCAGGGATGCTGATGCGATGACCACATATGTATATCGGGACGGCAAGATCGTTCCCAAGGCAAGCGCCGCCCCCAAGGGCGGCGTTTCCATTATGAAGGACATCGAACCGTATCAGAACATGAAGGATCGTGGCTGGATCACCAGTCGTTCACAGCACCGTGAGTTTTTACGGCGCAACAACTTTGTCGAAGTAGGGAATGAACAAAATCATCTATTCAAATGACACAAAATGAAATGCAGCTTGATAGCACTGACGCTGGCGTTGAGGCCGATGCCTCCATCCCAGCCGCGCAGCCAGCAAGGCCGGAAACTGTCGCAGAGACACTTGCTAAAACACTACAATCATTTGAGGGCGAGGCTGATGAGGTTGAGGAGACTGATACCTTACCAGAGGCTCCAGAGCCAGATGACCAGACAGATGAACATTCTGATGAGCCGGATGCAGAGGTTGATGAACCAGATGAAGCGGAAGCTGAAGAAGATGAACCGGCTGAACTAGAGGCGCTGACCGCGCCTAATCATTGGCCAAAAGAATTTGCCGGAAAGTTTGAAGCGCTTGAGCCTGCTGCACAGCATATGTTCATGGAGCGCTATAAAGACTTAGAAGGCGACTACACACGAAAAACGCAAGACGTTGCAAAGTACAAAAAACGCAACGAAGCGTTCACAGAAATGTTTGCGCCGTTCAAGGGTGACTTTGAACGCGCTGGCATGGATGAGGTGGGGGCAGTCAGACAACTGCTTGCCGCCCATGACTATCTGCGTAAAGACCCTCAAAACGCCATTGCTTGGTTGGCCAACCAGTACGGCGTGGATGTAGGTGCAGTCGGCAACGACCCAGCAGCAGAGGATGAATATGCAGACCCTGAAGTAAAAGCCCTGAAGCAGCAAGTTGCCCAGCTAACAGGCTTTATACAAAATCAACAGACACAGCAGCAAAGCCAGGTCGAGGCCAGCACGCAGTCTCTGATTGACCAATTCGCATCGGAAACTGATGCCAACGGCAATCTCAAGCACCCGCACTTTGAGAGAGTGCGCGGCGTTATGGGAACGCTCATCAGCGCCCAAAATGCCAAGGACTTGAACACAGCGTATGAGATGGCGGTCTATGCCGACCCAGAACTGCGCCAAGAACAAGTCAAGGCGATGGCCGCCGCACAGTCGCAAGACAGTGTGAAAACAGAGGCGGTCAAGAAAGCGAAGAAAGCAGCAAGGTCAAAAGTCAGAGGCAGTGCAACACCAGCCGCGCCAGCGCTCCCAGCCAATGCGTCTATTCGTGACACCATACAGGCGTCAATCCGACAACTGGAGAATGGAAGGAGCTAGTAAATGGCTAGTCCTAATCTTTCAGAAATCGTCACGACTACCTCAGTCGGGGTCATTGTTTAGCAATAAACAAAAGCAAACCATGTGAATTGCTGGAACACGCTAACGTCAAGTCGAGCGCAATCAGCAGCGAAGCCCCTTTGGGAACGTTCAGAGACTATCCGCAAGGAGTAGGCTGGAAGCCCAGTCGAAGCGCATGGCCCCTGTTATGCAGGGTGAAGATATAGTCCAAGCTGGCATGAGAGTGTCAGAAGTTCATAAAAGAACTGGTCGGCAGTAGCGAAGCCGATTGAATGCAATGTGAGAAATAGGAGCCGGACGCTTTCTGACAACGTGAGCAACCACAACGCACTGTTGCGGCGCTTGCGCGAGAATGGCAATCAAACGTCTGTAACAGGACGCGATATTGTTCGTGAATTAGAATATGCCGACAATGGGACCGTGCAGTTCTATTCAGGCTATGAGACACTTGATGTTTCACCATCAGACGTTCTGTCTGCTGCTGTCTTTGAGTACAAGCAGCTTGCCGGTAACGTCACTATCTCTGGCCTAGAGCAGGTCAAAAACTCTGGTGAGCAAGCCATCATCAATCTGCTTGAGGCACGCATCAACGTGCTTGAAAAGTCGATGATGAATAGCCTGTCCACATCCATCTATTCGGATGGTACAGGGTCAAGCGGCAAAGAGGTTGGTGGTCTTCAGCTTATCGTGGCTGATGCAGGCACCGGCACAGTCGGTGGCATCAACTCAAGCACTTTCACCTTCTGGCAGAACGTCCAGACCACTGCAACGTCAAGCGCGTTCAGCACCTCAAACGTCCAAGCAGATATGAACAACATCTATCTGCAGCTGGTTCGTG